CGCCAAGTTAGGCGGCAGACCAAAGGGGATACCAGCGTGGAACAAGGGGCAAGGGACGAAGTCGTAAGACGACCGAGCCACTACGCTAAGTGGCCTATCGAGCCGATAGTGTTCATCATGCAGAACGGCATGGAATTCTGGCGTGGTAATGTCATCAAGTATGTCAGCCGCGCTGGGTCCAAGCTGTATGATGGACAAGACAAAGTACAATCTGAAATCACTGATCTAAAGAAGGCCATGCGCTACTGCGAGATGCGCATCAACCTTCTCGAAGGAAAACAACCAAATGACATTTAGTAACCACAAGGGCCACTTTGGTCCATCACTACCTATTTCTGAAGACATACACCGCAAGAAGTACCGTGCAGAGGGAGAAGACTTCAAGCAAGCTATGGCACGTGTAGCACACGCTCTGAAGGACAGTGAGCCACACTATCGTGCCTTCAAGGACATCCTGTATAACCAAAGGTTCCTACCAGCTGGGCGCGTACAGTCTGCTATGGGATCCCCACGCCGTGTGACCCCTTACAACTGCTTTGTGTCTATGACCATTGAGGACAGCATGGAAGGCATCATGGATGCAGCCAAGCAAGCAGCAAAGACAATGCAACTAGGTGGTGGCATTGGTTACGACTTCAGCACCCTGCGCCCACGTGGCGACTTGATCAAGTCCCTAGACAGTAAGTCATCAGGACCGCTGTCTTTCATGGGTATCTTTGATGCAGTGTGTCAGACCATCGCATCAGCTGGTCACCGTCGTGGTGCACAGATGGGTGTCCTACGTGTTGACCACCCAGACATCGAAGAGTTTGTCACAGCTAAGAACAACAGCACCACACTGACAGGTTTCAACATCAGTGTCGGTGTTACTAACAAGTTCATGGAAGCAGTGAAGACGGGTGGTGACTTTGACTTGGTCTTCGAAGGTAAGACCTACAAGACTGTGGATGCTCAAGCTCTCTGGGATCAGATCATGAGATCCACCTGGGATTGGGCCGAGCCAGGCATCCTGTTCATTGACCGTATTAACCAGAAGAACAACCTGTGGTACTGTGAGAAGATCGCAGCCACCAACCCATGTGGTGAGCAGCCACTACCACCGAACGGCGCATGTCTTCTTGGGTCGTTCAACCTAGTGAAGTACGTCAGTCACAATGGTGTCCACAGTGGTGAACCAGCGTCCTTCGACTACGTGCAGCTAAATGATGACATCAGACACGTTGTGAGGGCCATGGACAACGTGGTTGACCGTGCGGTGTACCCACTACCAGCACAACAGTTAGAGGCACAGAGCAAGCGTAGGATGGGCCTAGGGGTGACTGGTGTCGCCAATGCCATCGAGGGCATGGGCCATGACTACGGATCACCAGGGTTCCTACATGTCTTCAAGACAATCATGCAGATCATTCGTGATGGTGCTTACCGTGCATCCATTGACCTAGCTATCGAGAAAGGACCGTTCCCTCTGTATGACCCACTGATGTTAGACAGTGCATTCGCTCGGTCATTACCTGAGGACATCCGTGATAGTATACAGACACATGGGATCCGCAACTCGCACCTACTATCAGTGGCTCCCACTGGGACTATCAGTCTATCAGCTGACAATGTGTCATCAGGTATCGAGCCAGTCTTCAGTCACTTCTATGACCGCACGATTCAAGATTTCGATGGTGCACAGGTAGAGCGTGTGGAAGACTATGCGTTTCGCGAGTGGGGCATCAAAGGCAAGACAGCTAACGAACTGTCAGTGTTCGACCATGTGAAGGTACTGAACGTGGCATCACAGTATGTTGACAGTGCTTGCTCGAAGACATGCAACGTCGGTGACGATGTATCCTGGGAAGACTTCAAGAAGGTCTACATGGATGCATACGACGGTGGTGCATCAGGGTGCACGACGTTCCGTGCCTCAGGTAAACGCTACGGGATCCTGAACGCTGCAACCAGTGAAGACTTAGCACCTGACGATACACCTGAGGTGTCTTCAGTGGTGACTGAGGATGATGCATCTGAGGTTGGTGGTGCTTGCTACTATGATCCACTGACAGGTAAAAAGCAGTGCGAGTGATTGACACCAAGTATCATCGTGATACTTATAGTGTATTAAAGACGAAGCCAGGGGCGACCAATGTGGTTATTATGGTCATCTCCCTGACTTCATAGTTACTCGCTAAAGTAACCAATAGTGTCCATATGTTATGAAACACGTACCATGCAATAGGCTTGCACCAGTGTTCACCTTATGAACACTATTGGTTCATACTTTAGACCAAACAAAGTGTCTCCCTATAAACATAGGATACACAGGTTTACCCTTAAATCAGTACTAAGGGACCCCCTAACGAAGAGATAGACCTGTGCTGACACCACAAGAGACAGACTGACGACGTAACTCCCAGACGATACGTCAGTTCCAGTATCACAGGTAACCGAACTAGAGTGTCAAATAGTGGCCTACTCCCAGCCCAAGAAAACACAGGAAGGTTACCTGTGATCAACCTAAGATCAGGAACATGAGACATGCTTACAGTGACACAGAGACTGATGTCTGGCTTGGGTCAGGCTGGAAGTGATTGGGCATGGAGTGTGTCAATCAATGACATAAGCTATAGGCCACTACAGACACAGGTGGCTAGTGAAACTAGCGTGACCGAGGAACTAGTGTCAGAACCAAAGACCAAAGCTCAGGACACTCATGATCACTCAAGCAGTACATCAGACCTAGAGGATCTGTACGACTACTATAGTGAAAACATCAGATGACTAATGTTGTCTTATGTGTCTGGTTTGTCATACTCATGATCATGATCATCAGGTTGACTATGGTCTGACTGATGTCTGACACCAGTGTGACTATAGGTCCCGATTTGTCTTTAAAAGAAACAAGGGTCGTCCAGACAAGAATCGCCTAATGTCTGCGGTTCATACCATCGGCCCCGATAGTCTCACTTCAGACCCGAAAGGTCATCGGATGATGTATCCGTTGTCCTCTGTCTCTAAGTAAATCAATGACTTAGCTGATGTCATCCAGGAATGACCCAAGATTCCTGGTACCATGCTCGGTCTTTCGGCCCCCCAGTGGTCCAATCAATCAATCGTTTTCAAAAGTCCGTTAAAGAGTTGTCGTTGTTGTTGTTGTTGTCAGACCTCTTGAAGCAGACCCCCGCCCCACAAAAGAGGGGCCTTAGAACCCCCAGGAGTCCCCGTCATGGCCCTAGAGTCAGGAACCTACATCAACAGTCTGAACGCAAGTAACCCTGCGTCTACCGATGGCCTAGGTCAGGCTGATGACCACCTACGTCTAATCAAAAGCACTCTACTTGCGACCCTACCCAACGTTACTGGTGCGGTGACTGCCGACCACACTGAGTTATCAACCCTAGGTGGCTACACAGGCAACACTGCGGATCTAAACATCTTGTCAGGAGCCGCAGCGGCTGGTGTCACAGCTACAGAGTTCCAGTACCTCAATGGTGTCACCAGTGGCATCCAGGCACAGATAGATGCCATCACCAGTTCTGGAACCACAGTCAACGATGGTACCGTGACGATCCAAGCTGGGACCCTGTTGTCAACTGGTGGCAGCTTCACGACCAACCAGGCATCCGCAAGCACCATCACCATAGATCACGCCACGGTATCCCGTAGTAACACCACGACCTCTGTGGCCCCCGCAGCTGGCACTACGTTCACTGCTATCGACCAGGTCACCTCAGACAGCTATGGTCACATCACGGGTGTCCGTACCAAGACTGTCACTATGCCATCCTCGGCATCTGGTGGTATCGCCTTGACGGATCTGTCAGTAGGCGCAGAGGGTACCGCCAGTGGCAACGGATCCCTCAGCTACAACAGTGCCAATGGTGTCTTCACCTATAGTCCCCCCACGGCGGCTGGCTTAGGTGCCCTGACGGCTCACCCTAACATCAGTGCAGCCTCTAGTAGTAACAACAGTGGTAGTACGTTCATCCAGGACATCACCCTAGACAGCAATGGTCACGTCACAGGTATAGCGACTGCTACTGCATCAAGTAGTCCTAGTACAACTCTAGGTGCCGTGGGTACCTACGCTTGGCTCGGTAGTACAGCTAACGGTCAAGGTTTCCTGGCTGGGTCTACATACACAGCGGCCTCACACAGTCTTGTGTACGCTGGCTTTGTATCAACAACTGTATTCAGTGACGATACAGCTGCCACGATCCAAGGTTCTGCACCAAGTGGATCATGGCGTGCTATGGGTAACGCTGCTAATGGTTCAAC